TTCGGCACGCCCTTCGAGTTGGTCGACAGCGGGATGCCACCGACCATCGACGGCAGGTCGTAGGCCATGTCGTTCATCTCCGGGGCGTACATGCCCTGGGCGGAGACCGGGTTGCCGCTGGCCTGGTCCATCCCGATGGCGCGCATCACTGCCTGCTGCGTCATCGGGTCCTGCGCCTGGAGCCAGGGCATGAACTGGGGGCTGCTGATGTCAGGCATCGGGCCGGTGGGCATCTGGCATCTCCTAGGTCAGGCCGACAGCGGTGTAGTCAGGCAGGTTGAGGCCGCTGCCCATGAGCAACGGCAGCAGGTTGGTCAGCTGCGACAGGACGTTGTTGTAGTACGCCGTCTTCTGCGCGTTGTTCGTGTCACCGACCTCGTTCTGGCGCTGCCAGTTGGCCAGCGCCCCCTGGGTGTCACCCTGGTAGCGGGTCTGAGCATTGAGCAAGGCGCGGTCGTCGGCTCGTCCCTGCCATGCCTGCTTGGCCTGACCTTCCTGCAACCCGATCCCCGTCTGACCTTGCAGCTGGGCCATGTTCAGCATGTTGTTGGTCCAGTTGCGGTCGGTCTCCACTGCGCCGAGCCGGTTGCGTTGGGCGGTGTCCTCGTTGGTCCCGAGCAGGGCCAGCAGGTTGCCGAACGCCTGGTCGCCCGTCTGGCCTTGGCGGTAGCTCTCGTTGGCCATCTGCGGACTCTGACCCTGGGCCTGGAGCATCCGCTGCATCGCCAGCTGTGTCTGGCCGGGGACGTTCTGGCTCGTGGCGTAGGTCGCGTTGGAGTACGGGTTCTGGTAGTTCGACTGCAGGTAGTTGTTCAGGCTGTCGTAGGCCCCGCCAGCCGTGGCCCGGTCCGACGACACGGCCTGGCCCAGCGAGTTGCGCAGCATGTCGTACTGGCTGTTGTCGAACGGGGAGATGTTGACGTCGTTCCACTGCGGCATCGTCAGCGGGTTGAACTGGTTGTCGTACGGCTTGGCGTTGCGCAGCATCGACGCGTACCAATCCAGCTGGCCCTGATCCAGGCCAGCCGCACCACCACCTCCACCACCGCCGCCGCCACGACCGCCGCCGCCGCCGCCACCACCGCTGCGCGGAGCGATCGGGTTGACCGGGTTGTTGTTGGTCCCGCTCGTCGGGTTGACGTTCTTGTAGATCTGCCACTGGTCGGCCTGCTGGAACTTCGTGTTCGGCGCCCACCAGCTGCCGGGGTCCTTGCTCTGGGACGTCGCGACGAAGTCACGGACGTATGGCGTATCCCAAGGGTCGCCGTAAGCGCTCCCACTCGTAGGCATGGTTCCTCCTAGGCCGACCCGAAGTAGGGCCTGAGCATCGAGATGCCGAGCGCAGCGTTGGCGATGTCACGCTGCTTCTGCGTCTCCAGCGACGACAGCTGGGTGCGATAGTCCGCCTGCTGCTGCATCCCCGTCAGATCGTATTGCTGCAGCCCTTGGGCCAAGTCCTGCTGACCGCGGGCGTAGTTCTGGGTGTAGTCACCGAGGTAGTTGCCCATCGCCCGGTGCTGCGTCCCTGACCTGATCCCCGCCCCCGACAGGCCGCGCTGGTTGTACTGCGCGTAGGCGTTGGGCAGTTGCCGATTGAACTGCTGGGTCATGTCGCCCAGGCCGCGCTCGCCGCGCTGCTGGGACAGGAAGCGGCCGTAGGCGTTCGACGCCTGGTCGGTGTTGAACCGGTACTGGAGGTCGTTGGCCTGACGCTGATACGCGCCGGTGTCGACCCCGTAGCCGTAGTCGGTCAGCGCCATGGCTACCGAGCCCTGATGATGAACGCGAGGGCGTAGTACGGCGGCAGGTTGCCGAGCGCCGGGTCGACGCCAGCGTTGGCCGAAGGACCGTTGAACGTCGGTGTCTGCGACGTGTGGGTGTGGTTGGCGGAGATGCCGCCGGTGTTGCCGTTGACTCCGTGGAGGTGGTCGGTCACCGAGTGGGTGTGCGCCCCGGCGATGCTGTCGAACGGCGTGATCGAGTAGCCGCTGCCACCGATCTGGATCTCCGCCTCGGTGCCGGAGACACCGTCGACGATGAACCCGCGCGACCCGCCGACCGGCACGGCGTGCTGGTGGTCGCCGTTGCTGCTCGTTCCCAGGGGACGATCGGCCGCACCGGAGGTGATGTTGACTGCGTGGGTGTGATCGTTGCTGACGGTGCCGGTGCTGTTCGCTGCATGAGTGTGGCTGATGTCGTGGTTGTGCAACGGAACGATGGCATCGGAGCGACCACCGATCGACTTGTGGGCGTAGGCGCCACCACCACCGACGGGGAAGCGGTCGAGCAGCGCGGGGACGTTGAACCTGCCGTTGGCCGCCCCGATGACCTGCGCCAACTCGGGGTAGGTGGCTTGCTGGTACTCGGTGCCGTCGCACAGCAGCCACGTCCCACCAACCGGAGCGACAGCCCCGGCGAACAGCAGGATGCCGCCGATCGGGATCATCGTGTCGACGTACTGCTTGGGTGCAGCATCGAGCGCAGCAACCGGGTTGCCGACCAGCTTCAGCTGCGCGGTCATTGCCACCGTGCCACCGCGCTCGATCAACTCTTGGTTGGCGTGCGACTCGATCGCCTGGTAGTTCGACTCGACCGGTCCAGCGTCAACGGGGTCGCCGTTGATGATCGTGTACGGCAGCGCGATCTTGCTCATAGTGTTCGGCCTACACTTTCATCACGGGGGTGCGGGTTTCGATGTAGTCAGCCATCTTGCGAATCCATTCGGCGTTGTCCTTCATGCACCCGACAGCGATGTTGCACGGCTTGCACAGCAGTCCGCGCACCACGCCGGAGGCATGGCAGTGATCGACGGTGAGGCCGTCCACGGCGATCGGGGTCTTCAGTCCTGGCTTCAGCCGGGCGGCGGCTCGCTCGCCACAGATCGCACAGACGCCACCCTGCTCTGCGAACATCCGCTCGGCATCCTTCGGCGTGATCCCGTACTTGTAGAACCGGATCGGCGCATTGCGCGCCTGGCGCTGCTCCGGAGTGAAGGCATGAAGGCGTTCATTCATCCGCTTCTTGGCGCACTCGCGGCACGCCCCCGACCACCCTGACGCCTGCGTCTCGGACCGGCGCTTCTGTCGGTAGAACTCGCTGTACGGCTTGACGGCACCACAGGTACGACAGGTCTTCTCCATCGCGTGATGATAACAGAAGGCGTACACGTTACGTCCTGAACCGTTGCACATTGAACTTGATGACCACGCCGTCCACGCCCCACTTGCGCAGCGGAGTGCTCGCTGCGGGCGTGACGCGCAGCTGCAGGGCGGCGGCGTGGCCCATCGGCCCGCCGCGGATCAACGACGCACCCTGCAGCTGGGCACCCCAGGTCGCTCCCGCCTCGCCCCAGTCCACGCCACCAGGATCAGTCGCGCCGTTCGCCGTCCAAACGTTGCCTTCGAAGGTGTCGCCGGGCACCAGGCCGGTGCGCCGGATCGTCGTCTCGTCGTAGTCACGGAACTGCTCGACAAGCAGATCGACCTGGCGCGGCACACGTCGACAGATGAACATCGGCCGACGCCACGACTTGCGCACATCCGGCCAGCCACCATGCATCCACCGGGTGCGGTAGTAGGCGGGGAAGTCTTGGCGGGTCGGCTGTCCGCCGGACGTGAGGATTTCGTCGTAGGCATCGTCGATCGAATCGAGGATCAGCATCGCCGCCGTGTGTGTCGACCAGAAGGCCGCGAGGGGGAACTTCGAGTTGATGTCGCTGCCATCGACGACCGAGGCCACTGCGCCGTACGGCGAGGAGTACATCGTCCACGCGCCTTGGCCGATGTCGGGGTCGAAGATGAACAGTGACGCTGGTTCGGGTTGGGCGAAGATCGGCTTCCACGGCACGGCGACGTACAGCTTGCGGTTGGCCCAGGAGACGAACACGTTGGTGAACGCGGTGATCTGCGACATCGCCGGGCGCAGCTTCTCGGAGATGTACGTGGGCTCGCCCCCGCTGTAGGCGTAGATGCCGTTCTTGTTCGACGCCGAGAAGAAGAACACCGCGGTCTCCGACTTGGTCACGGCGGTGATCGCTGGGCAGCCGATCGACGAGGAGACCAACGACAGCTGCCACGAGTCATCGCCGTAGCCGTAGAGCGCCCACATGCTCGT